TTGCTTCCAGCTCTGCTGCATATGCATTGAAAGATTCATATGATGCTGCTGTGTTAGCTACTATGTTTGCTGGTTGTTCAGCTTCATCACCTAATCACATTTTAGGTGCTGATAGTGCAACTGATTTAGGAGCAGGAGTCTACGATGGCTCAGGTGCTGCTGACTTAGGACAATCAGGTGAAACAGACCCTCTAGACCTTATGGCTAGAATGGCAAGACTATTAGACGAACAAAACGTACCTGAAGAAGGTCGTTGGTTTGTTGCAAGTCCTGACTTCTACGAAGTTCTAGGTCAGTCATCTTCTAAACTATTGTCTGTAGACTTCAACGCAGGTCAAGGCTCAATTAGAAATGGCTTAGTTTCAAGTGGAAAACTACGTGGATTTGATATGTACAAGTCAAACAACATTGCTGCAACATCTAATGCTGCTGGTAAATGTATGGCTGGTCATATTAGTTCTACTGCAACTGCTAATACTATCCTCTCAACAGAAGTGTTAAGAGACCCAACATCGTTTGGTGACATAGTTAGAGGCTTACATGTCTATGGTGCGAAAGTACTTAGAGATGAAGCTCTAGTAAGTGCATTCTACGGTATCGACTAATACCAACTCGGAGGGGTCTTAACGGACCTCTCCACTTTTTTAAAGGAGATAAATATGCCAATGGTAAACGGAAAAAAATATCCATATACAGAACAAGGAAAAAAAGAAGCAGCCAAAGCCAAAAAGAAAAAAATGTATGGTGGTGGTAGTGCTAAAAAATCCATGAGAATGCCTTATGGACATGGTGGCAAAGCAGAAGCTATGCCAAAAGCAAAACCTTGTTAATATGAAAGTTAACGCACCTAAAGGCTATCATTGGATGAAACAAAAAAATGGTAGTTATAAATTAATGAAGCATACTGGTAAATTTGTAAAACATAAGGATGCAAGTTTAACAGCTAATTTTACAATTCAAAAGGTTCATAAAAAATAATGGCAACAACATATCTAGATATAACTAATGAAGTATTAAGAGAACTCAACGAGATTCCTCTTACATCTGCAAACTTTGCAAACGCTGTAGGCTTACAACAGTTTGTTAAAGATGCAGTTAATAAATCTATATTTGATATTGCAAATGCCGAACCTCAGTTACCATTTTTTGCAGTAGGCGAAAGTGGAGAAACTGACCCTTTTTATGGTAATGTTACAGTAGCTACAACAGCAGGTACAAGATGGTACGAATTAAAAGCTAGTAGTTCTAACGTTGCTAATGACTACGCTTCTATTGATTGGGATGATTTTTATGTTACTACAATCAATGTAAGTGGAGAATCAGCACCTTATGTTTCTAAAGGACTAACGTTTATGACTTTAGCCGATTGGAAAAGATATTATAGAGATGCTGAAAATGCAGATGATGCAGACACACAAAATCATGGAGAACCAAAATTTATAATTAAATCTCCAGATAGTAGGAAGTTTGGATTAAGTCCAATTCCTGACAAAGTTTATAACGTACACTTTTATGCTTTTGATAAACCAACAAAGCTAAGTGCACATGGAGATACAGTAATATTTCCAGAACAATATGTCAACGTCATAACATCTAGAATGAGATATTATGTATGGCAATTTAAAGAAAGTCCTCAACAAGCAGCTTTTGCTTTAGAGGATTATAAAAAAGAATTAAGACAGATGAAATCTAATCTTATGAATCCAACACCTAAGTATATGACAGACGATAGGAGATATTTCTAGATGGCAGGTTCGCAACCATATACCGTTGCATGTGCTGGTGGTTTAATTAAGTCTTCCAACTCAATAGACTTACTTAAGACTCCCGGTTCAGCTAGAGATTTAAAAAACTTTGAAGTCTCTATAGAAGGTGGATATAGAAGAATTAATGGTTACACTAAATACAAAGTAGGAGATGTAACCCCTACACAACCGACAGGAGCTTCTACAACTATTCTAGGAGTTTTCCCATACGCAGATGGTGTTATATGTTGTGCAGGTACAGCTATTTATTTTAGTGTTGATGGAGCTACTTGGATAGATATAGGAAGAGCTTCTGTATCTGGTAGTGGAGATGACTATAGTACTTTTACAGGTAGAAGCACTCTTACTAGAACAGGACAAGGACAAGCAAGTTTTGTAATCTTTGAAGGAGCTACTTACGACTACGGTGAAGTTATTATCTCAGATGGAGCTAATAAGCCTTACAGTTTTAGAATGGAAGGTACTGGAGGTTTAACATCAAGAACATTTTTTAGTTCAGAAGTTACTGTTACAGGTACAAAAGGTGTTAAGTTTTTAACAGTACATGACCATCATTTAATAGCTGCAGGAGTAGAAGATAACTTAGATAGTGTTTATTATAGTGTGTACAATGACCCTACAGATTTTAGTGGGTCTGGTTCAGGTGCAGTAACTATATCAGACCAAATCGTAGGTATTAAAAGTTTCCGTGATGAATTATTTATATTTTGTAAAAACAGTATACATAAACTTATAAATATAAACAACAGCTCAACCATAGCTGTAGTACCTGTAGCCGAGAACGTAGGTTGTTTAAGTGGTTACAGTATTCAAGAGATTGGTGGTGACTTAATATTCTTAGCACCAGATGGACTAAGAACAGTTGCTGGTACTGCAAGAATTGGTGACGTTGAATTAGGAACTGTTAGTAAAGCTATACAACCTTTAGTAACAGACATAGCTACACAGATTGACACGTTTATTATAAGTAGCATGGTTATTAGAGAAAAATCTCAGTACAGATTATTCTATACAAATACAAGTTTCTCTAATAATGTACAGCGTGGAATTATAGGAACATTAAGACCAGATGGATTCCAATGGTCAGAAACAAGAGGAATAGAGTCAACAGCTTGTAACTCAGGATTTGATAACAATACAATAGAAAGATATTATCACGGAGATACAGATGGCTATGTACACACACATGACTCAGGATTTACTTTTGATGGTACAAAAATTTTAGCAAGATACGAAACACCTGACTATGATTATGGTGATTTAGGAACTTTAAAAACTTTACATTACTTAAAAGTATCTTGTGGTACAGAAGGACAAGTAGAGCCTGATGTACAAGTTAGATTTAATTATGGTGATACGAATACAGCACAACCTCCTACACTATTTGATTTAGGAGTTATTAATCCACCATCTAAATTTGGTGATGCTGTATTTAACTTAAACACCTTTGGTGGTGGTGAAAACCCACTTATAAGAGTACCACTATTAGGTAGTGGACACAGTAACAATTTTACATTTATTAGTGAGGACACCAAAGCCCCTTACACAATTAATGGTTTATACGTAGACTATATACCTTCAGGCAGGAGATAACAAATGGCAATAACAAAAGTTTCACCGGGATTACTAGATTTAAATTCTGGTATAACTATTAGTACAGCAGATAACTCAGATAATTTAACACTTACATCTACTGATGCAGATGCAAGTTCAGGACCTAACTTAAATTTATATAGAAATTCAAGCTCACCTGCCGATAGTGATGAAATTGGAAATATTGCTTTTAATGGTCGTAATGATAATAGTCAAGATGTTAAGTATGCTGAAATAGAATCTTATGGTTTAGATGTTTCAGACGGAACTGAAGATGGTCTTCTTAATTTTAATGTTATTCAAGCAGGTACAGTAGTTTCTTTCTTTAAAGGAAATAATACTGAAGTTGTAGTAAACGATGATAGTAAAGACTTAGACTTTAGAGTTGAAACTGATGCTAATACACATGGTTTGTATGTTGATTCTACTGCTAATAGAGTTTCTATAGGTGGAGATGGCTCAGTAACTAGAGGAAACCCAAAATTATTAGTTGAGTTAGGAAATTTTAATTATGTAGAAATAAAAGGTGCTGCTGATTCAACAGCTAATGGTATTTTGTTTAGTGATGGTGGTTCTGGAACTCATTATGGTGTTGTTGGTTATAATCATACTAGTGATTACTTAAACTTTTATAGTGCTTCTACGCAAAGATTAAGAGTAGATGCCGATGGTGTTAAATTTGGCACAGATTCTGCAGCAGCTAACGCACTTGACGATTATGAAGAAGGTACTTGGACTCCAGCAATTGCATCAGGAGCTTCAGATTTAACAACAAGTTCATATGTTGCACAACAAGGACATTACACAAAAGTAGGAAGATTAGTACACGTTATTATGACATTAGGATTTGTAGTAAATGATAATGGAACAGGACCATTACTAATTACAGGACTTCCTTATACACAAAAAAATGATAGTGGGTCAAGAATTACAGGTCATGTAGATATATATAATTATGATTCACCTAGTAATATAATTCAAATAGGTATAGAAGGTGTAGCTAATTCAACATCTTTGACTACTTTAGGAAGTAGAGATGGTACAACTTGGTACAATATACAATCATCAGAATTAGCAGATGGTGGAACTTATTACATTAAGTTTACAGGAAGTTATGTAACATAATGGCAATAACAAAAACAAATTTTAACGAACACGAAAGTGTAAACCGAGTACGAAAGTACTCACATTTATAAACCTTATATCTAGTGGATTCTAGATACAGACCGGAGAAAATAAAATGGCAATAACAAAAGAAATAGTAGAAGATAAGATTGAAGTTGTAGGAGACTACAAAGCAATTCAAATTCGTGAAGCAACTGTTATCAAAGAAGATGGTAAAGAGCTTACAAGGTCTTTTCATAGGAAAGTACTTGAATGCGTAAGTTCAACTTTTGAAACAGATTCTGACAATAAAGCAGTTTTAGATGCTGATGGAAAGAAAAAATGGACACATACAGATACAGACGTATCAGGTGAGTCTGATGAAGTGAAAGGCATTTGTACAGCAGTATGGACTACTACAGTTAAGAACGCTAAGAAAGCTGCTAACGAAGCTTCAGACCTAGCATAAATTAAAACGGAGAAATAGATTATGGCATTAACGAAAACCCCTATAGAATTATCTAGTACGCCTAGTATTGTTGATGGTGGCAACGCTACTGCCATAACTATTGATAGCTCTGAAAATGTAACACTTTCTGGAACTTTAAGTAGTGGTAATTTATTAAGTTCAGGAAAATTTAGATTAGCCTCATCTCGTTCTACATATGTTGATGCTTCAGAAGATGCTACAGCTCATTCACATATGTTTGTGACTAATGATGGGGTTGGAGATTTTTCTCAAGAAGCAGGACATTTAGTTATACAAGCAAGAACTCATACTTC